ATTTTGGGTTAAATTTAATGATGTTAATTCTTTTAAAGAATTTAATAAATTAAAAAATGTTACTCATTATTATAAATGTAATTTAGCTTCTAATCCAGAACTAAAGAAAAAATATAAAGTAAGAATGGCTCCCACTATACTAATTTTTAAAGATGGTATACTAGAAGAATCTTTTAGAGCAGGATTAGATTTAGAATGTCCTGTTAGTCTAAAAGAATTACAAGAAACAATTAAAGAAACTCGATTATCTAATCAATTCTAATATTTATCAATAAAAATAAATGATTTTAAAAGTAGGTTCAAGAGGTAAAGAAGTAAAAGATCTCCAAGAATTTTTAGAAATTGGAGCTGATGGTATCTTTGGCAAAGGAACTGAATCATCTGTTAAAAAGTTTCAATCTGAAAATGGGTTGGTAGCTGATGGTATTGTAGGTCCTGCAACATGGGATACTATGGGATTAGCTACAACTGATTCTTCAGAACAAATTTACACTACAGAAAATGGACTAATTATTGAAAAATATTTCTTACCTAGAGGAGAATATAAAGCAGGCCCTACAAATAAAGAATATGTTTTCTTACACCATACAGCGGGTTGGCATAACCCATTTAAAACAATTGATCATTGGGGTAGAGATAGTAGAGGTGCAGTAGCAACTGAATTTGTATTAGGTGGCCAATCAGTAAAAGGAAATGATAATAAATATGATGGGAAAATGGTTCAAGCGTTTCCTGAAGGTGCTTATGGTTGGCATTTAGGTAAAAACGGATCCCAATATATGCACACCAATTCAGTTGGAATAGAAGTTAATAATTTTGGTTATATTAAAGATGGTAAAACATACGCAGGTACCACAGTTCATGAATCCCAAATTGTAGAATTAGATAAAGAATTTAGAGGACATAAATATTGGCATCGCTACTCAGATGCTCAAATAGAAGCTTTACATAAATGGATTTTATTTATTGCTGAAAGGGATAATATTGATGTAAGAGTAGGTTTACCATCTTTAATTAAAGAAAAAGGAGCAGAAGCTTTTGAATTTAATAGCGATGCCTATTATGGAAAAGTAAAAGGACTTTGGACACACACAAATACTAGAAAAGATAAATCAGATATGTTCCCCCAACAAGAGTTGATGGATATGTTAACAACTTTATAAATAATGACAACAAAAATTACAATAGTGGGAATAGCATCATTTTGCACTTATATGTGTACATACCTTTTTAATCTATCTATGGAAAACATGGAACAATATTTAGCTGTAGTAGCTGTATTATGGTTAGATGGGATTTTTGGTATTTGGGCTGGAATAAAAAGGGAAGGATTTAAAACTTATAAAGCCCTTAAAATAACAAGAAACACGTTTGTATGGTTAGCTATATTAACAGTAATTTTAATGGTAGAAAAAGGATTTGCAGGGACAGCTTGGTTATCTGAAGTAGTTGTCGTACCATTCATGATATTACAGTTAATAAGTGCCCTTAAAAATGCATCTATGGCAGGTCTAATTAAAATGGAAGAATTAAATAAAATTTTAGATCGTATAGATAAGCATAAGGGTTTTAGAAACTAAAACTTAAAATATGCTTAAAAAAATACAAGAAAGGATATTCCCCTTTATCATTGCACTATCAGCCTTATCTGTTAGTGCTTCTGCTGCTTTCTATTCAGTAAGTGGTCTTAGTAAATTATTTGCAGGTGCAGCATTTGCAGTTATAGTAATGGCAGCCTCATTAGAGGTAGCTAAATTAGTAATTGCCTCTTTACTCTATCAGTATAGAAAATCTCTCCCATTTTTACTTAAAACTTATTTATCAATAGCTTGTTTTGTATTAATACTAATTACTAGTATGGGTATTTATGGTTTCCTATCTGCTGCTTATCAAGAAACATCAGCTAAAGCAGGAAGTATAGATGCTCAAATTGCATTAATAGAAACTAAAAGAGATAATGTTAGGGAACAGTTAACGGTATATAATGCGGAAAAAAGTACCATTAATGGGGCAGTATCTGATTTACGAGCCGGTTTATCTAACAATAAAATCCAATATACAAACGCTGAAGGTGTAGTAATAACTACAACATCTTCATCTACCCGTAAATCTTTAGAAAAACAATTAGATCAAGCTATTAATCGTCAAACACAAATTAATTCTAAGGTAGATACTTTAAACCAAAGATTATTTGATTACGAAACTGAAATAGTAGAAGTATCAACAGGAAATGATATAGCAGGGGAATTAGGACCACTTAAATATCTATCAGGATTAACTGGAATTCCTATGGATCAAATTATTAATTATCTTTTGTTAACTATTATATTTGTGTTTGATCCTTTAGCTATTGCTCTTGTAATTGCTGCTAACTTTGCATTTGCAAAATTACGTCCTAAAACAAGAGAAAATCTATATGGAGAAAAAGTACCTGTAGTAGAAGAAGAGGAGGAAGTTGGATTCCCTGAAGGGTATGCTAGAGAAGAAACCAAAGAAGAAAAACTTCAAAGAGAAACAAAAGAAAAAATTAAAACCCCAAATCTTTCAGCTTGGAAAATGAAAAAAATTCAAAATAACCAAGAAAAACCCCCCAACAAAGATAACGATTTAACTAAAACTTATTAAAGACTTCCGCGCAAGGACTTGGAAGAGCCAAATCTCGTTCGTATATTCATGGGGTAATAAGGAATAAGAGTTATGAGTAAAGTTAGTATTAAAAATCAAGAAGAAAGAAATGATGTAATGATGTGGGTTTCAGATCTATACAAAGATGTGTATGGTATCCGTCCTCGTGGTTATAATTTCTCTGAGTGGTCTAATCAAGAATTAGAGGATTTTGTTAATGATTTGAGTGAGCAAAATGAAAAAGAAATAGCTGAAGAAAAAGCTATGGAAAATAAAGCCATTGCTGATGTAATGTCATTAGGTGCTGATAAAAAAACAGCATTAAGGTGGTTAGATCAAGCCGATGCTCATTTCATGTATGGTGATGATGAGTTTTACACAGATAGTATTGAAAAATACGGTTGGGTTTCCAGACATTTTGATAAGGTTTATGCCTAAAATTCCTTAAAGACTTCCGCGCAAGGACTTGGAGAAGCCAATCCTTGTTCGTATATTTACGGGGTAAATGGGGCGCGAAGCCAAGCATTTAGATATTAGAAAAAAAATAAGAGTTATGACAAATTACGATCAATACGAAGCAATCCAAGAGTACAATTACTTTGAAATGTTGGTAAATACCAAAGAGTATGTTACCAAAGATGAGTATGATTTCATCATTAAGTATGACAAAACTGAAAAAAGTAACTTCACTTATGTGGATAGTTACTTAGGTGATTATTTAAATTTTAACGTTTATAGTGAGCATGATCACGAGAAGCGTGGTTATGAAATGGAGATAGGATAATGAAAAAAGTTTTATACTTACACGGATTAGAAAGTGGACAGGGTGGTCCAAAAGTTGATTACCTAGCAGATAAATGTTATGTTCATGCCCCTGAAATGGATTATACCCGAAAAGATATTTTTCCATATTTAGTTCAAATGGTGGAAGATTTTGATCCTGATTTAATTGTTGGCTCTAGTATGGGTGGTTATGCTGCTTATATGCTAGGTGGATTTTATAACAAACCAATTATAGCATTCAATCCAGCACTCCATAGTAGAAAATTTAATCCTAATTTTCCAATTAAAGCTCAAAATTGTTATCCTAGTAAAGCTAAAATAGTTTTAGGAGAAGAAGATACAATTATTGATCCTAAAAAAACTTTAGAATTTATTACTGATCAAATTGGTTATGGTTTTCCTAATATTGATATAGAAAATGTTAATGGTATGGGTCATCGAATTCCTTTTGATATATTTATAAACAAAATACAAAATGAGCTTTAACTTACATAGATGGTTTAGAAATAGTTACCTAAACGAAGAAGAAGGGTTTGAGAAAAACTCTTGGGAGTATCTTACAGATGAAGAAAAATCGAAATTTTCAAAAGAAATATTTGACTTAATAAATAATGCATATGCTCCTATAGGGGGCAACCCAAATTACCAGTCACCATCAGATGTAGATGGTAGTGAAGGTGATGCTAATTATCTAGTAATCGATTTTGATGATGATCCAGAATTTGATGCTGTTGTAGTTGATAAAAGAAAATCATCTGGAGTAAAAGGAGCAGCTATGGGTCATGATGGATCTAAAGAAGCAAGATCATTAGCAGTTAATTTTCTAGCTATAATGCTTAAAAATAAAGGACATTATATTGAAGTTTCAGGTAAACTAAAAGATATTCTTATTGCTAAAGGTGTTCCTGTAGTAACAGATAAAGAAACAATTCAAAAAGTAATGAAAGGTAAAAACATCGAAATGAATGATGATGGAACATATCAACGTTATTTAGGTGGGGAAAAGCATACAAAAACTTTAATGGGAAATCCGCTATAAATTTGTCTTCCTGAAATAGGGTTTGTATATTCACGGTGTTCGAATGGTTCGAACAATTAAAAAATAAAGGTTATGAATTTAAAAAAACATTTTGAAACAGCAACAGAAAAATTTGAATTTACCGTTGATCTAGGTGGATGGAAAAAGAAAAAAGTACTAGAATTCACCCCAAAAAACCCAGAAGAAGATTATTTAGATGGTCAGGTAAGTGAATTAAGTATGTTTGGTGATAGTATGAATGTTAAATCAATTACTAAGGGTGGATTAAGGTTGTATTCATTTGATATTTTAAGTAATAAAATTACTACTAAAATTAAATGGGAAGATGTTGAATTAGGTAATACATTAGATAAATGAAACAAAAAATATTTAATGTAACTAATGAAGATCTTGTCCTTCAAGAAATTTCTAAACTTCGTTCATTAAACTACAACAGATTTATGTGGTGGCGTCGTTTTGACCAAAAGAAAAGACCACTAGATAATAAAGCACCTCTTTTAGATAAAATTAAAAATGGTGACCTAGAATTTTCCCATTACTATTGGCAAGCACAATACACTGAAATTGAAATGAATGAAAAAAGAAATGAGTGTATTGATGACCAACATTGGATAGAACAAACTAGGGTTGATAAACAACGTCGCAGACGTTTATATGCTGATTTTGAAAAAGATGAAGCAGAAAAACTATCAACAATTAGAAAGCAATTCCCTAAAGAATTTAGGATGACTAAAGAAGATTATGATGATGAAATTCTTGAATTTGGAGGTACACTATTACAGTTATATCGTCACTGTGAGATAAAATATGGTAAAAAATTAAGAATTCAATCTAAAAGAGGAAGACCAAGAAAAATATGAATAAATTAGACGAACAATACAGAGGTATTTTAGCTGAACTCCTATATAATGGGAGGGAAAAAGGAGATAGAACTGGAACCGGAACCTTATCTAAATTTGGAATGCAAATCAGACATAATATGAAAGATGGTTTCCCTCTCCTCACCACAAAGAAGATGGCAGTCAAAACAATGATGACTGAATTAAAGTGGTTCTTAAAAGGAGATACTAACATTAAGTATTTGGTAGACAACGGATGTAACATTTGGAATGGTGATGCTTATAAGAACTATGAGAAATATGCAAAGGCTAATTCCTATGGTGTTGATATTTTGTCAATGGAGGAGTTTATTGATGAAATCAAAACTAATGATTTGTTTGCAGAGGAGTGGGGTGAGTTAGGTCCCATTTATGGTAAACAGTGGAGAAATTGGACTGAATATTATGTTGAGAAATTGAATGGCGGTAATCCTATTATAGTAGAGAGAACTAAAGACCAAATCGAAAATCTCATCAATGATCTTAAATCCAACCCAGATTCAAGACGATTAATGG